ATCTTACAGATCTATATAAATTAATTCATTGGAATGAAGCAAATGGTATTAAAGTTTTGCGGATTTCAAGTGAGTTATTTCCACATAAAAGTAATCCTAAAGTTGAAAATTATACAATGGATTTTGCAGATAAGTTGCTAAAAAAAATTGGCAAATACGCTAGATCGATGAATCATAGACTCACATTTCATCCAGGTCAATATAATGTAGTGGGGACACCAAATGAAAAATGTTTTCATCAAACTATTTCAGATTTAAGCTATCATGCAGAAGTATTGGATAGGATGGAAATGGGAAAAGATTCTGTAATGGTAGTACACGGTGGGGGTAAATATGGAGATAAACAAAAAACGTTGGATAGATGGTGTGAAAATTTTAAAAGATTACCCCAGGCCGTTCAAAACAGACTTGTACTTGAAAATTGTGAAAAATGTTTCTCGATTGAAGATTGTATTTATGTATCTAGAAAGGTGAACATACCAATTGTATTTGATACACATCACTATACTTGTTATAATTTGATGCATCCTGATGAAACACTAAAACCAGAGAGCGAATATATAGAAGAAATTTTAAATAGTTGGGAAAGACGAGGTATAAAACCTAAATTTCATGTATCCGAACAAGGCAGTGGTAGATGCGGGCATCACTCAGATTACATTGAAGTAATCCCAGACTTCTTATTGGAAATTCCTGTAAAATATGGTGTTGAAATAGATATATTAATTGAAGCTAAAGCAAAGGAGCAGGCTATATTTAAATTATATAGTAAATATCCTTTCTTGAATTGCAAAGTATAATTTGTTTAAGAATTATACTAAACTATTATTTACATACGGGGGAATCCAACAAGATTGGCTCCCTTACCATAACCGGCTCCTGAGCGTGCACCGACGGCCATACTTGGTACATAAGTATCCAAGATGGAGAAGGTTGCTGCAGCAGTCAAAGCAATGAGCATAACTTCATCTAAGTTAAGAGAGCGTTTTGGGATAGCATATGCGGCAATTGCAACCATGATACCTTCAACTAAATATTTGACGACGCGGCGGATAAGTTCACCGAGATCTAAGAGACTTCCTAATTCACCAAGCATTATATTATTTCTCGAGAAAAAAAAATTATAAGCTGTAAAAAATAACTTAAAATAATAAGACTCACAAATATATAAATGACTAAAGAATTAGCCTTTGAAAGACAAAACCTTCCAAATGGATCTGCAAATCCTAAATATATCGATTTACTTGATGAAGATAAACCCGTAGCAGGGCAAAAATTTACGTGTATCTCTTTTGTAAGCCCTGATAATATTTTAAAAAAGAAAGATTTATTTTTCTTTGAGGAATTCCTAAAGCATTGGGATTATACACAAGGCGTTCAGAAATTTACTGCATTTCTAAATTTTTTATCTTATAAATACAGCATGAATTTTGATAAAATTATGGCTGATTTTCAAGAGTACCTAAAGAGCGAACAAAAAGATCTTGTTAAGACCACAATTGGCGATGACTACAAAAATTTCCTAGATGCTAAAGAAGAGGATCTTGAAAAAACATTTAATGAGTTATACTCATTCCAAACAAATACCAGAGGATTAAAAATTAGAGGCTCGTATCCTTCACAGGAAGAGGCCGAGCTAAGATGTAAATTATTGAGAGAGATTGATCCAAATCATGATGTATTTGTGGGACCTGTTGGAATGTGGATGCCTTGGGATCCAGAGGCATATAAAACTGGTCGCGTTGAATATCTTGAAGAGGAGTTGAACCAATTGATGCATGAAAAGAATAAAAATGAAAGGCAAGCGAAACATGAGTTTGAAAAGAGAGTGGCTGAAACTAAGAAAAAGGCAATAGAGGAAAATATTAAAGTTGCAAAAGCTAGTGGTAATAAACTAACTCAAAATGTAGACAAAGATGGTAATTTGATAGGTGTTGGGGTAACAACTATTGAAGGTAAAATAAATGAAAAAGAGATTGTAAGTTCAGCCGATATTAGAAAGGAATTGTTTGAAGGTGATAATATTCGAACGCGCGAAACTGATAAAAAAGAAGCTGAAAAACAAGAAACAAATGTTGAAATGACCATTTCAGAAAAAGATGATGATAAAAAAGTTTAAAAAGTATTAAATTGAAATTAATTGACTTACTTATATAAAATATAATCAATATCTTATATAACAATAATGAATCAATCACACGACTACCCTGCAGAAATTCCATCGAATTCTTTAAAAGGAAGATGCTGTATTACGCCGGTTAATAAAAATAGAATAGAAATAAACACTGATCCTCCTCCTACTCCAAAGAAAAAACCACAAAAAATGAAGAAAAAGAAAACGCATAGATGTGGATTTGATGGGTGTAGAAAGAAACTTAATTTGACACAACAAACAAAAATATGTAGATGTGGTTTTACATTCTGTTCAAAACATTTTCAATTTGAAGAGCATAAATGCTCTTTTGATTATAAAGGATTCTCAAAAAATAAATATGAAACAAATGTAAGTTTGGGCGGTGGATCATTCGCCAAAGTAAATATAATTTAATTACCATCTACTCTTCTTTACATTAATAGTTGGTCCCTTTCTACCAGCTTTAGGATCATAACTTTCATCTTCGTCATCACTACCTAAATTTTTACTCATTTCCCAAAATTCTTTACTTCCTAATTTAAAATCTCTATGGGCGCTTGCTTTGTACCAGAATATTTGGTCTTCCAATTTATTGGATTTTGCATTATTTGAAACAACTAAACATTCATAATTTTCAGTGCATTGATCCATAACTTGACAAAAAGATTCAAAAGTTGGGAACATTCCAGCAAAGTTTTCATATATTCTTTTCCTATTTGCAATATAAGGCTCTCTTAAAATAAATGTGTAATCAATATTAGTTCGCAGATTTGGCGGTACTCCCAGAGGATACTGCATTGTAATAATTAACATAATTTTCCAATGTCTACCATTCATGAAAAGTAGTCTCATTAATTTATCTCTTGACCAAGAATTATCATACAAACAATCATCTAGAATACAAAATGCTCTTCCATCAATATTTGATCTACCATAAGCAGTTTTTTCCTTTTTAACTTGCTTTATCACCATTTTTTGCCTTTTTAAAACATTTTCAATAATAGCCGTATTGTATTCATCATGTATAAATAGTTTAGGAACCAGTGAACCATAAAACCCATTCCCGGCTTCTGTACCAGAGATTACCGTTCCAATAGGGATATCCTGATGATAATACAGCAAATCTCTAACCAAAAAACTCTTTCCTGTATCTCTCCTCCCAATTAATACAATAACTGGTCCTGATGCTTCATTTGCTTTGAAGGATATATTTTTCATATCAAATTTCTTTAATTCCAAATTCATTGCTATTATATGCTTATTTAATATTTTATATATAAATTACGCACAAATCCAGTTAAAATTAATAATTTCTTTTATCTATAACTATAAATGTTTGAAATTTACTATAAAAAAAATGATAATTCAGCGTTATTTAAGGAATTTGACTTGAATAAAATTAAGCATATTCAAAATTATATTCCTTTATATGGCAGATTTTTTAATCTACAAGAAACCAATTATCAAAACATTAATTTAAATCAACCATATCATATTACAAATTTAGAAAAAACAGATCAAAAAAATACATATAATTGTCAAGTTAAATCTGATAATAATGAAGAAAGTGCCAAAGCATTTTTCAAATTCTCTCCATTGATTGATCCCATTAAATTTATGGTGGGGAAATATGGAGATTTAACCGAAGACATAAAAAAATCATTACCAAAATTATCTGAAAATAAATGTCACCCTAAAGTACTTGATTCAAATAATTCGGCTTATGTAGATGGATTTTTTACCTATTTAACTAGCAACGTTTTACATCATCATAAATTTGTTCATGGATTGGATTTTTTTGGGTCTTTTTTGGGGATTCAAGAAAAATTCAATATGAATATTTTTGATGATTTAGAATATTTAAATGATAGCAAATATTTCCATGAACAGAAAGGAAAATTATTTGATATAGAAGCCATTGATGAAGAAATGTTTTTTGACGCGGATACCAGAAATTATAAAAAAAAGCTACAAATTGATAGAAATATTAGTAATAAATCCGTATATTCTTTGAATGGAGAGAATTTCGATGATTTATTTATTACCACATCCACTGTAAATAATGAGCCTGTAAAATTAACAGAAGCTTTGGTATTCGAATTTAATCTTAAAAATAAAAACGCTCAAAATAATAGCAGTAGAAAAAGCGATTCTACTTGTTCGTCACGTTCATCCCATACTTCAGACGGTTCAAATAAAGAAGAAGAATCTTCTAGCGATGAAGAAGAGGAAGAAGCGTCCATGTCTTCTTTTAGTAGTATGGATTCTGATATTATTTGCAATGCCATTATCAAAGATTTTCCAGTACAAATTATTTGTTTGGAAAAGATGGAAGCGACTCTTGATTCATTGTTGGGTGAAGAATTATCCGATCATGAATGGCGATCTTGCTTATTTCAAATAATTATGACACTAATAGCATATCAAAAGATGTTTAATTTTACGCACAATGATCTTCATACCAATAATATTATGTTTAATAAAACCGACAAACAATTCATTTATTATAGGTACAACAAAGTTTATTATAAGGTACCTACTTATGGGAGATTATTCAAAGTAATAGATTTTGGTAGATCTATCTATTCATTTAAAGGTAAGTTTATTTGTAGTGATAGTTATCATCCAAAAGGTGATGCTGCCACTCAGTACAACTGTCAACCATATATGAATGACAAGAAACCTAGATTGGACCCCAACCCTTCGTTTGATTTATGTAGACTAGGTTGCGCGTTATACGATTTTTTTATGGATGATATAGATGATATTAAAACGTGCGGCGACCCAATCGCTGCATTAATAAGCGAGTGGTGCTGTGATGATAAAGGAAGAAATATTTTATATAAAAAATGCGGCGAAGAGAGATATCCGGATTTTAAATTATATAAGATGATTGCCAGATCTGTTCATAATCATACACCGCAAAAACAAGTATCGAAGCCGGTATTCAGTTCGTTTGTTTCAAATAGGAAGAAATGTGGTAAAAAGAAGTTTATTGATATTGATGCTCTTCCGATTTATGCATGATTTTTCTTGTTAATATATATCATATGAACAAGAAAGCTAAGGGATATTTATTTATAGCCATTTCGATACTATCTGTTGCCGCAATGTCTTTTATAGCATTTACCTTAAAAAATAATGCTAGGAAAGCTAAAAAAAAAGAACCATGGACCTTCTCGGAGTTTTTAAACAATGGCGAAACTATAACATATAAAACAATATTTGTAGGGGTTTCATATGGTATTATAATAGGATTGATTGATGTTTTAGGTATTTGGTATGTATTAAAATATTTGAAAGTATTCATGCCAAAAGGTAATTTATTAGACGCAGGTATAGCGGAAGTTTATGCAAGTGTATTGGCTGTCATTTTTGGTACATTTGTTAGCCATTCTATTAAAACAGTTATACCTCCAGATAATACTATACCGATGTGGTCGGATGCATTTGGCGTTTTGATTGGATGTTTGATAACATTAATAATTATGACTAAAACTTAAAAGTCGGGACTATTTGTAAATACT